CCTGCTTCTCAGGATCTAATACAGATCCACCTACATATTCTTGACTTCTTGCGATCAACGACTCATGAGATTCTGATTCTCCATTTGCAGGAATATCAAAAAATAACTGATCGTAGTATCTAAAAAAATCTTCTACAGTAACAGTATCAGGAGCAACAACAGGTATTGCCGCCGGTACTAATTCTGTAAAACTAGAATCAATTACCTTATTATAGGTATTAACTCCTCTTACTTCTTTTACTAAATCTACCGTTGTTGACATTCTTATCTGATTATTTTAAAGATGTAATTGTTATCCACATCTATGTTTTCTCCCGTCGGTAAAACCGTCTTGATTAGTATCTTATAGTATCTTTCTGGTTCTAATCCTGTCATGTATAAGTCAAAATAACTACTAGTAGCATCGCAACTTATTTTAGTGTATGTTGTATCAAAGTCTACAATAATCTCTTCAGCTTTTAAATCATACAAAGACCAATACGATGCTTGAGATAGGGCTTTGTTTACATTATATATAGAAGATGTAGTGAAAGTTCTTGCTGGGTATTTGTCTCTTGCGTTGATTCTAAATCTATATTTCGTAGTATCAGATTTGTAATTACCTACATTATTATCTAAACTCAATATAAATTGATTATTATTTATAACGCTTAAACTTCCTGTTGTATAAGAGCTATCGTCCCATTTCATTTCTAAAGTAGGAGGATATATAGTGTGAGTATCTACAGAGAAAAAGTTAAGAGCTACAAAACTAGCCGAGTAGTTCTCTACAGCAGTAGGATGTTTAACAATGAACCCACTATTTTGAGATCCACTAAACCAACTGTTCACTATTGAAGTAACCTCTACATTTATGTCTTTAGCGTCTTTGTAAGTAAACGATTGAGTTGAAAAAGATCCTGTCCAGTTTCCACCACCGGGAGTTAAAAAATAAGATGCATTTGTCCACGTATTAGATGCAGTAACGTAAGCATTTGGACTGAACCAAGAAACTCCGTTAACTGTATCAGGAAAATCTGTGTATTTACCAGTACCCATTTGCCATGAAGAAGAGACTTGTCTAATTTCAAGACTATAAGTAGTGGATAGATTTTCTGCGTTTGCCAAATACAACTTTAAACCTGCTTTCCAAGATCCTGTACGATAAGATTTTATTGTATTAATATCTTCATCGCTAAATAATATTAAAGCTCTTCTTAAATCGTCGTTTGATATAATTGCGCCTGGATCTATATCAACAGAGTAGTCGACTAAAGTAGGGTTGTTTTTAGCTGACACTTCTAATATCTCGTCAAGACCGGTATTTTTTATCGGAAATCTTGAGTATACTGTTGCGTCCGCTGTGGGAAATATTTTATATATTGCCATTTTTTATTCTTTAAAATGTTACTACTCTACCTTTTATGTCTGTTTGCGGAAACTTTAATTCAAATATAGACGGATCCAATGAAGGATATATTACATTATTTAAGGTAGCCGCTTTAATATCGTAAGAATACTTAGAGTAGTTATTTGCTTCTCCTGATTTATTTATTATAGAGACCTCTTTTACAGTTTGAACTCCATCTATTTGATCTAATAAAGCGTATAGATCTCCTAATATGATAGGTTGATTTATTTGCCAATTATCTTTATCGAAGTAATTTTGTAAAGATAATATACATCTTGCTAAAACATCTTGACTTGTATAATTAGGTCTTATTACAATATCAAAATTGCATCCTGTATTAATAATATATGCAGATTTAATGTTTATAGAATCTGTTAACATTCTATAATCTGATATATAATTTTTTAAATTGGTCATAAGCGGCATAGAAGGAATCGCCAAATGGTTGTTATTATCCAAGCCTAATACATAAAGACTTACTAATATTTGGTCTCTTTGGCTATTATCTGCGGCCAAGTAATTAGTGTATGTAGCATCGTCTTTTGTGATGTACGCTTTAGAAATTTTACCAAACTTAGAAGGCATACTTAAACATCTAGCCAAATAGTCTTCTTGAGTAACCGCTCTTAATTGGCTTGAAAACTCTGCTTGAATATTTAATTTCAATTCAACATCAGAATCTCCATCTCCACCACCAGAAGCTGGATTTACGTTATTGGTTACAATTGTATTTTGAAAAGATGTGTCTACGGCACTTACTGATTTATTTACTACGTATGTTAATTCGTTAGATAAAACGTTAGCAGAGGCTCCACCTCCAACTAAATAACTAAAAGTTAATGTAGTATTTTGAGGAGCCAATCCGTAAGTTTGAGTAGTTACAAAGTTAGTAGGATCGAATGCAGTATTTAATAAAGTCAAACCAGAAGTAAGGCCGATGCCAACTGCATTAGGATTTGGAATTACGCTAGTATCAGAAACCTGATTTATACCTGATCCGAATTCTATATTCATAGTTCCATCAGCTTGATACCTAGTTGTGAATCTTCTAGGCACATTCATTTTTTCTAGCATGAAAGGCACTTGATTAGCACTTTGATAAAATTCTGGATAGTTCGCCGCTGTATTGGTTACAGGATTTAGTATATAGTCTTGCGCCAAGTAAGGAACTTCGTACCATAAATTACCATCTGAATCTTGTACTTTTAAAATAGTAATGATATCAGTATCTTGTAAATTTATAGTGACAAATCTTTCAGCAGATCCAAAATTAAATTCTTGAGTTTTAACTTGACCTGATATGGCTTGTGTATTTTTTTTAAGTAAGAAACTACTTGGTACACCAAAAGGATCTATTGTATATGTAGAAACATTAGTTGGATCTAAAGAAGAAGAAGCAGTAAAATCAACTTTATTTGGAACGTAGAATAGATTGGAATTATCTACACTAGATCTCACTTGCATGCCTTCGGCAATAATAAGACCATAATCAAAATCAGGAACAATAACTCCATTATCATTTATTGATGGAACTTGTTGATAAACTTCAAGATCTACAATTGCGGCAGAAGTAGTTTTTGGTCTATAACCCAACATGTAGGCCATAGAGTATAAGTTTCCCTTTTGCTTTGCGTATTGTAAAAAAGTCTCTTGTAATTGATTGTCCAAATAGAAAGATAAAACGTCTCCAACATAAGCCGCCATGTCTATAAACATAGAACCTGGGGAAGCTTGCGTAAAATCGTTGTATACTGTAGGGTAATACGATTTAGCATATTCTATTAAGTCCGACTTAAACGAACTAAAATCTTTATTGAGATATTTTACATCTGTACTGTTTGGCATCTTTATACGTTTTGTATGGTCAATAACACTTCGTCTGACTCTTTTGTATTTCTAATATTATAACTAAATTCTATATTAATAGCTCCTATGTTAACGTCCGATGTAACTGTTAAATTAATTATATTAACGTTTGGAAAATTACTTTCTATCTGACTAATTAACATGGTTTGCAAATCCTGAGAAGTATTTGTCTCCAATTGTTCAAATAAGAATGATCTTAAACCCGCTCCAAAATTGGGGTTAAAAGGTCTTTCTCTAGGATCGGTTAACAAGAAGTTAATCAAGTTATATTTTGTTTGATCCTTTGTACTGTACACTGTATCGAAAACGTTCAAAGCAGAAAAAGGTATTTTAACTCCTATGCCTGTGGATGGACGTAAATCAAGGGGCGATATTTTTCTAGCGTTATATGCCATTAGATTGCACCTTTAGCTTTTAATTTGCTCATTAACGCAGAAAAGTCAGGAACTTCGTTTATTTGTACCATGCTTGGGTCAGAACTAGGTCTTGCTGTTGCTAACATACCGTTAACGTCTCCAACTGCAACTTGATTCGGTTGAAAGAAACTAGTTGGGTCTACACCTATTGAATCTGGCCCAATGTTTCCGGTATTAAATGATACTTCGTCCATATCACCCATTGTCATAGCAGTCTCGTTTAGTATGTTAGCTAAAGGATTGCCTGCGAAGTTGGGCTTAGGACGCACTGGTTGTGTGTTTAGTGTGCCTGGTATAGCCATTTTAGGTCGCTTTGATTCTTTTATAACCTCTTTAGGAGCGCTCGAGGACTGACTCTCCTTTAAAATGGTAGGCATTTCTTGGCGGATCGCTTTAGCGACCTCTTCCCTTATTAATGTTCTTAGTAAATCTATTTGATTTGTCTTTGCCATATCCTATAAATATTGATTTTGTAATATTCCTTTTTATTTAAGTGGTTGAATTGTTTTAGTGGGGCCAGAAGATCCACCACCAGAATAAGATGCGCCTCCAGAATAAGAACCTCCATTGCCTGCGTAAGATACTGGTGTTCCTGTTGAAGTCGTGGCTCCGCCTCCGGTGGCAGCCGTAGAAGTTTGAGCTGCTTGATTGGTATTGTTTACAGGTTGACCGCCCTCTAATTGTTTTATTTCTGCTTCAAGTTTTTTGATTTCTTCTTCGTTCTTTTTTATCTTAGGGTCTAAAACTTTTTTAGCCAAAGCAAAAGCTATAGGACCTAAAAGTAATGAAGCGGCCCTTTCTTTTTTCCAAGTAGCAATCTGATCTTTTAGATCGCTTATTTTATTTTTCTTTTCTGCTATTTCCTCTTTATTGGCTTGTTTGGCGGCTATTTTTCCTCCATATTTTCCGCTTGAATCAGCTTGTTTTAAGTTATTCGCAAGGTCAGATGAAGATTTAGCCATCATTTTTCTCATTCTTTTTCTTAATTTCTTACCGCCTTTAATACTATTGATAAATCCATTAAGACCTAAACCGCTTGGTGGATCGTCGTCCTCACTATCAGGGTCATCGTCACCGGTTTCAAAATCCATAAACTCTATATCGTCTATATTAATGTCATCTTCTGTTAAGAAATTCATAGACTCCTCCATTACAGCAACGTCGCTAGCAGAAAAACCTGAGAATCCTAAATTCGGTTGATTTCCTCCAGATTGAGCTTTTTGCCCTTCTAAATTAGATTGTTTTCTTTTAGCATCTTCGGATAAGAAAGAATCAAAGCTCTTTCCATAATCATCTCCATCGACATTTGTTATCATAGCATCCAATCCTACACCAAATCCATCACTACTTCCATTAGAAATTGGAATATTCGATGGAGATCCATTTACGTTTGTTCTATTTGCAGCAGAAGATTGATTACTAAAATTCCCAGAATTCCCAGAATTTCCAGAAGCCATTCCATTCACACCAAATCCAGCAGTTTGATTACTAGAAGCTATTCCATTTAAACCTAGAGTTTGTGAAGTTCCACCATTTTGATTTATATTTTGGCCTTGTTTAGAAGCGCCTAAGTCTCCAAGTCCAGTAAGGATAATGCCATCAAGTCCAGAATTTCCGCCAGCTCCAATTCCAGAATTACCCGTTACTCCATTTGCATTAGTACCGCCTAATCCATTAAGTATTAAATTAGACTTTTGTGAATATCCAAGAGCATTGGTATTAACGAGCCCTAGTGATAATAACTTTGCTTTAACCTCTGCAATAATTATTTTATCGTCAGAAGCATATGTGGCTTCTGATTGGGCCGCAATTACTCCATTCGCATCTATAGCTATACCATATCTTCTTCTTAATCGTATTTCTGTATCTACTGATACTTCTGTTAATATTTCTATAGTATAAGGCCCGAATGTATTGTTTTTAGCATTTTTTTTATCAAAGTAATTGTTCAAGAATTCTAAAAGTCTTTGAGCTCTATCTCTTAAAAGGTCTCTTACGTCTTTGAATTCTTGAAGTAAAGCTGGGTCTATGTATGTGCCTACTCTTCTAGCATTTAATTCATTTATATTTGGAGTTATACTAACTACTCCAAATCCATTTCCTGTC